TCGCGCCACCACTTCGATGCGGTGTCGTTGCCCGATAGCATGTCGATGCCGGCGGGCACGCCGCCCAACACGGTGTTGAGCGCGGTGCTCAAATTCCACCAGGATTGGCCGAGACCCTTGGCCAACTCCATCGGCATGTTCATCGCGCTTTGCGCAAGGCCGTTCGCTTGCGGCGCTGGCTGCGGCGGGCGGGTCATTACCTGCTCGAGCGCCTGCGCGTTGTGCAAATCGTCGTGGATGATGTTGGCCGTGTTCTGGTCGGTCAGAAACTGAGCGAGCACGGGTGAGAAGGCGGCGATCTTGCCAGGGTTCGACTGCTGGAGCTTGACCTGGCGTTGCACGTCCTCGGGATAAGCCGCGACCGATTCCACTGGGACCGATAGCGCTTTGCTCCAGGCGTTGTGTTGCGCAGCCTGGTTGGGGTTGACCGTCGCCGCGTTGTAGAGGTTGTTGCTGATTTGCGGAACGAGCTGCTGCTCACGCAAGCGGCGCGATGCGTCGGCCCAAGCCTCGGCTCCGCTCAGTTCATTTTCGTCTGCCATGCAAGCTCCAGTATTGCAACAGGATGTCGCGGTCGGTGGGGTTGTCGTTGCCGCTGCGGATCAAGTCTTGCTTGATGCCTTCGTAGGCATCGGAGGGAAGATTTTTCGCTTTGAGCGTCAACATTCTAGTGGACGTCGTGCCCGTCGGAATTCCGAGGAAACTGGTGCGGAAGCTCACGTTGGTCGCAAAGAGTTCGTCGAGCTTCGCTTGGATCTCTTTTTGGTTGAAGCGCTTACCGGCGGCCTGCTGCTCGCCGATGATGAACTTGGCCGCATAGTCCTGGATCGCGCCGATCTGCTCTTTGTCCTCGGTGCTTTTCGCTTTTGTCGGATTGATGTCGATGGAAAGCAGGCGATTGTTGAGCGCCTGGTTGAAGTTGCCGATGTTCAAGTTGCCTGGGTCTTTGCTGGTCGGCAGCTCGCCGTTTTGCGCATCGCTCCTTTGCTTGTCCCAAAAGAGCCAATCGGATCGAGACATCTTGCTCTGCAAAAGCTGCCATTGCGTGTCGGGCATCTTGGCCACATCAAGCGGCGAACTGTCGCCCAGGTGCGCATAGAGGTCGTGCAGAATGTTGGGATCGGTGGGCTTGTTGGTTTCGCGATTGGCAAACGAATCGATGGCGGCCAGGTGGCCACGGGACTCGAGCGCCGCATAGAGGTTGCGCGGCAAATCGAGCACGGTCGCGCCTGGGTGCTTAAGGATGAAGTCCTGCGCCTGCCCCACGGCGTTGGCGACGTATTTGTCCTCGTCGTGTTCTTTTTGCGCTTGTGCGTGATCGATGGCGCTAGATGCGAATTTGTAGATCTCGCCGTTCACTTTCACGCCGTTGATCGAGCCGCCGTTGTCGAAGGCGTCGCCCAATGCTTTGCGCTGGTCCTTGATGCCGCCCATCTTTTCGAGCGCACGCATGACCGTCACCTGGTTGTCTTGCAGGTCGGCGGCGTTCAGCGCATCGGTTGCCTGCTTGCGCTGCTCGGGCGATAGCTCGTCCTTGACTTTCTCAAAGTAGGACTTGGCAATCTCGGTGTCGGCGGGCGATCCGCCGTGCTTCGAGAAAAGTTGCCCCAAGGTTTTGGTGTAGGCCTTGGCCATCGCGTCCTTGATGTAGGCGTCGCGCAGATCCTTGGTGTCGTCCCCCAGGCCGAAGGTTTTACCGGCGATGCGGTTGGCCTCGGATTGGATGGTTTGCAAATATTGCTGATAAGCCGAATTGTTGGCTGGGTTTTCCTGGTCGAAGGATGCCTTGGCTGTGTCGCTGATTGGGTTGAACGCGAGCGCCGTGCCGTCTTGCGCGACCGCCAGGCGGGTCTTGCTGGCCGAGGTTTCGTAGATGTCTGCTTGCTGCATTTGATGGGATTTGACCTGGGCAAGCGCTGCGGTCGTGCGCATCTCGGCGATGTTCTTCACAAGATCGCGTTGCGCTTGGTTTTGCAGCGTCGAGTCGAGATCGGTCGTCAAGCCTTTGATCTTGTCAACGGTGGCCTGGAAACTGTCCACCGCGCTCTTGCCCTTTTGGTTCATGTATCCCGAATTGGGATCGTTGTCCGAGCCGGCGAGCACGCCCTGGATCGCGGCCATATGCTGCGCGTCGTATTCTTTTGCTGCGGCCTCGTTGGTGTGGATCTGGTCGAGCGTCACCTCGTTGGAAATCGCGCCGCCAAATTTCTCCATCGCCTGCCCGAGCTGCATCTCCTGTTGCGGGCCGAGCGCCGACGCCTGCATGAGGCGATAGGGAGTTTGCTGGCGAACGCCAGGGAGCGCCGCCGGTGCGACGGTGGGGCTTGAGTAAATTGGGACGTTTGGCATGGCTTTACCCTATTGCTTTGTTGTATTTGTACCAGCTCGAGGCCACCATGCCCGCACCGGACAAGAACGAAGTCAATGCCGCAGTGTTCGGGTTGATAGCGTTGGCAGCCGCCGTGTCGGCGTTTGCCTCTGCGGTGTAGCTCTTGCCTTGCTCCTGGATGGCCCATGCCTGCCGCGCATAGTTGTCGGCGATCTGCAACGCGTCGCGTGTGCCCATGAACTTGGTCGTCGCCAGGATCTCGTTGGCCGAGCCCTCGCCCAAATCGACGCCGTTGGCCGCGAGCGCTGCACGCTGGTCGCCCATCGTTGCTGCGTTCTTGAGTTCCTGCGTTTGCTCTTGCTGCACGCCGTCCTGCTGCGCGATCTGTGCCTGGTATTGGGCGACTTGCGCATTGTTTCGGGCGACGGCGGCCTCGTATTCAAGCGTGGACTTTTGGGCGGCGGCGTTTTTGTATGCGCCAACGGTCGAGGCCGAAAGCCCCGCGCCCATGAATCCGCCAGCAACTTCAGCACCACTACACATGTCAGCCCCCCAAAGCGAGTTCAAGCGTCATCGATGTGAGATCCAACGGCAGCGGATCGGTCTGCTGAACGCACACCTGGCCGCTCGCGCCCCACGAGTTCGAGAGCACAATTTCAATTTCATCGCTCACCATGTTGGGTGGCGATCCATAGTTTTCGGTCGTGCGCTGCTTGAACGGCACGAGCGAGTTGAAGTCGGGGCCGGCGAGCACGCCACTCGAGCGATACACTCGCAGCCACACCTTGTTGACGTTTTTCATGCGGCCCTGGCCAAAGCCGCCATCGACCTGCGCGGCGATGGGCAGCGTTTGCAATTGGGCAATGATCGGCAGGCCCACGGTGATGGTGCTGGCCGTGATGTTGTTGGGCAGCGTGATCGTGCCCGACGTGACGGTCTGCTGCGGCATTACCGCGCCGTCTGCCAGGATGTTGACCGTCTGCCCCTCGAGCCAGCTCAAATTGTTGAGCGTGCCGGTGGCCGCTCCGGTGTAGGTCGATCCACAATCCACGAAAAACGCATCGACCGTGCTTGTGTATTTGCGGGTATGCAAGCGCTCGACGTAGCGCTTGGTCGCGCCGTTGATCGTGCGGTTGACGATGACGTAGAGCATGTCCTCGTTGTTTTCGGTCACGACGCAGCAGCTCTCGAAGATGCCGCTTGCCGCCGTGTCGTGGCGATGCCAGGATGCGACCTGCTGCTCGGGCACATACGTCATGCCCAGGAGCTGCCCCGTTGAAGAGATCGCCCACAAGGTCGGGATCGGTCCACGGGAATATGCCATCTCGATGATGGAGTTGTAATCGAAGAGGTGCGGGGCCATGAGCGAGATGTCGCCCGACACATAGCTTGATGCCTGCCACGAATAAGACAACTCGCGAATGTGGCCGCCACGCGCCGCGCAGTAGAGCACCAGGTTGTTGATCACAATCGGCTGCACGTTGTTTGCGCCAATGTAGCTTTGCGGTGCGAGGTTGATCGATGCGGGCGTCAACACGTCGCCGTTGGCCGATGCCGTGCAGCGCCACTCGCACGATGCGGTGAGCAATAGGAGCTGGCCGGCTGGCACGATGTGGCGAATGGCGGAGGCCTCGCGTGCGGCGATCTTGACCGAGATGCGGTTATCCGACTGCACGGGGATGTTGTAGCTCATGTTCGATTCAGTGCCCGAGCGCGTCGCCCAAAAGTTTTGCGGCTGGGCGCTCGTACCGGCGAACATGCGGCGTTGCTGGTAGTAGGACACGGCTGCCGGATAGTTGCCGGCGGTGTTGAACGATGCGGTCGAGTCCGAGATCGGGGGCGTCTTGGACACGTCGGCGGTGATGTTGTTGTCGTCGAAGGTCGTGCCGGCGCTTTGGCCAATGTAGCCATAGAGGCCGTTGGCGAGCTTGTAGACGTAGTAGCGCACGTTCGTGCCGGCGGTGCTGGGATCAGTCCAGGAGATCGTGTTCTTGCGCCCTGCAACCGTGAGATCGTTCGACACGGTCACCGCGCTCGATGCAACGCTTTCCTGCAAGCCGACGGTCTGCACGGTAGTGACCACATAGCTATAACTCGTTGGCGTCGTGCCGGCACTGTTGTTTGATACTGCTACGCCCGTAAGCGGGTTGGCGGGCGGAGTGAACGTGGGCAATGAGGTTTGCCAGTTGGTCGCGCCATAGCGACGCAGCTCCATCGGTGGATAGTTGGGGTGCACAAGCGTCAACACGTCGGCGCTTTGCACATAGTGGATGTCAAAGAGATCCGTTGACGCGTAGGGGTTCGGGATCTCGTAGATGTTCGGGTTGGTCGGCATCGCATACCAATAGGCCGTATTGGGTGGCGCGTTGCCGGTGGTTGCAGCCTTGCAGTAGTAATTGACGCCGCCGTTCGAGCACATGTCGCCCACGTTGTAGGCCGTGCCTGCGTTGTAGGCCGAAGGCGTCGTGTACAGCAGCGTGGACGCTTGCGTGTGCCAGCGGAAATATCCAGCGCCGAGCTGGATCGCGAAGGTTTGCGTGTTGTTGTAGGAGAACGGAATCAAGCGCGTGACCACGCTTGACGATTTGACCTCCTGCACGAACTCTGTGCCTGGTCGGTTGACCGCCGGCCCGTGGGGCAGCGTGATGAAGTTGCGGCACGCGGCCAATCCCTCCTGGCGCTTTTGCAAATCGATGCGCCCAAACAATTCGGGCGTGATTTCGCCAGAGGAGAAGGCACGATCTAAAGAGCGGATGTTCATCGATTGACCATCCACTGAGCGCCTGGTGCAGGCTTGACACGGCGTTGATTGGCGTCCGAACCCTCGGCCTGGGCCTGGTAGTTCATCGCGAGCTTGAACTGCTCCTCGGCAGCTTGACGGCCCTGGTCGCCCTTGATCAAGGGACCGGCCAGCATCGATGCCAGGTAGTGCGAAAGCGTCACCACGAAGAGCGGAGAGAATTTGGTGGTGTCGGTGACGATGCGCGTGTAGCGCAGCACCGCGTTTTGTTGATTGGTGAGCAGAATGTCGTTGCCGGTCGCGAAGTCGGACTCGACCACGAATTGTTGCGGTTCGTAGACACCCAGGCCCACGACGGGTGCGGAGTAAGGGCCGACGCCGGCCATTTGCACGCCGATGGAATAATCGTCGCTTGCGAGCGGATCCATGATCTCGACGTAGTTGACGACGTCCGAGGGCGTTGCGTAGCAATACGCCCAGCTCGATGATGGGTTGCTTGCGTTAAGGGCAAGCGCAATGCGAACTGTGGCAAATCCCCAGGTGTGCATCTCGAGAAGAGCATCGCGTGCGATGGGGTAAAAACGTGCGCAGTGCGAGCTTTGCGCATCGCCGGAGGGCGGGTTCAAGCTCACCACCGTGGCCGTGTCGCCCAGGTGCGCAAGCGCGGTGTTGCAAATATCGACTTCCGATGCCATCTCTTACCCTCCTTGAAAAACGGCCCCGCGTGGGGGCCGTCGCACTACGAATCAGCTTGTGGCCGAATCGCGTCAAACCAAACCGGCAGCCCCAGCGTTTTCTTGCAACGTCTGCTCTGCTGCTTTCGCGGCAGCGGTCGTCGCGGCAACGGTGTCCACCTCATCGGGGTTTGCACCGATTGCGGCTGCCTTTTGACGGGCAATCGCCTCGATGTCCGATGTGGCGGCGGCGGCCTTGGCTGCCTCGCCTTCAGCGTCAAGCGGCTCGAGATTGTCGTGGGGTGCGCCATCGTGATCGATGACATCGCCCTCGTTCACGAGGCGGTTGTCGATGAATGATTGGGTGAGAACGCGATATTTCGCCATGAATAACTCCTAGTGGTAGAAAAACCCGCCGCCCAAGAGCGGCGGGCGTGTCGCTTACAGAACGGCGAAGCCCGAACCGTAGGTTTTGAAGTCCTCGATGTCGGGTCCGATGTCAGCGTAGATCGCTCCAGCACTATTTGCGCCGACGTTAACCGTGCGCATGGAGATATAGCGTTGGCCCTTGCTCAAGAGCTTGGTGTTGATCTCGGCTTCCAAGCGTGCGCCCGAAGTCAAGGATGCGACGGCGATTGCACCGGTAGTGCCGATCACTGTCACGTTGGTGGATTGACCAGCGTCATCGTGAGTGATGATCTGGAACTCGGCCGTCGTGCCGCCGGTGAATGCGGTCGTCACTTCCACGCGCAACTTGGCGAAGTCGTTACCGCCTCCCAAGTCACGAGTTTGGCTGATACCGTTGGGGGCATAGCCAGTGGAAAGATCGATCACGTTCGCCGAGTTTACGTTGGCGTTGGTGGCGAAGGCATTTGCACCGGTGACGGTGTTGCCAGAGATGGACCCGTGGAGGGCCAAGAGTGCGTCTACATACATTTCAGATTCTCCTTAATGATTAAACCACGCGGGCTTCAGTGTTGAGGATCTGATCGACGCGGCGCAAAGGCACGCCCTCGAACTCCATCCAGCTCTGTGGTGTTCCGAACTGGTTGAGACCCTTCTCGACGGCGAGCGCATAGTTGCTCTTTTGCAGAGCTTGCAAGCGCAGGATCGAGTAGACAGTGCGGTTCATGTAGAACGCAAAACGGCCCAAACCGAAGTTTGGCACGCGGTCCAACGCACGGCTCATCAACGCGATGATGTCGGCAGCCGCAGTGTTGGCCACCAGGTTCGCGGTGTTGATGTTGGCGATGCGCACGACATAGCGCCAATCTTTCACGACCAAACCGTTCTTCCACTGATAGTGAGTTTGATAGGCTTGGTATGGATTGTTGTTGCCGTCGTATACGGTCAACACGCCCATGTCCTCGTGTGTGAGACCGGCTTTCGCGCCTTTGGGGAAAGTGCAAAACACGGTGTTCTCACCCCAACCGCACAACCAAATCGATGTGTTGTTGGTCGATGTGCCGCCAGCGTCCAAAATGTTCTGTGCATTACCTGCACCAGAGATCGCGCCATAACGAGCTGCGAGGCCCAGGTATTGACGGGGATCGCTGGCGGGGTTGCCGTAGAACATGGTTTGCGCTTGAGTCTGATTCATCGCTTCCAAGAAAGCGGTGTCCTCAGACAAACGGAATTGAGCGGTGTTGCCGTTCAACTCGGCCAAGTCTTTGTCGATGCGGCAGTAGGCTTCCAAGAGGCCAACAGACTCGTCAACTTGTGCAGTTGCCGATTTGCTGGAAGGCACACCTTGGTTGAGCGAACGCCAGTAGACCTGGGGCAAGCCAGTGCGGATGGTGACACGGTG